GGGGGGCCCGGGGGGGCCCGGGCCAGGTTCGTACAGCAGTATTCCCGCAAGGGCCAGCTGGCCGTGGTGGAGGGCCGCCTCCAGATCCGGGACTGGACCGACCGGGATGGCGGCAAGCGCCGCAGCGCCGAGGTGATCGCCGACGGCATCTATTTTGCCGGGGCCAAGGCCGCCCAGCCCAGCGAGGGCAACGCCGACGAGGGGACGCTCCCACCCCCGCCGGCCGGGGACCTCCAGGACCTGGACGACGACGGCGAACTGCCGTTCTGATGGCGATGACCTTATGCTGGAGCTGCCGCCGGGCGCTGGGGACCATGGGATGCCCCTGGTGCGAGTACGACGAGATGGCGCACCGGGTGCGGTTTGAGCCGGTGCCCGGCTGGACAGCTGAAAAACAGGTGCGGGCCCACGGGATGACCTCCTACACGGTGATCCGATGCCCGCTGTACCTGGAGGACGAGGAGAGGGAGATCCAAAATGAAAATTGAAAATCTGATTGCCGCACTGAGGCGGCTGAAGGTGCAGACCGGCTCTCTGGCCTGCCTGGTCTGCGGGCTGGAGCATGACTGCGGGGTGCATGGCTGCCGGATCCTCCGGGAGGCGGCGGCAGAGCTGGAGGCGCTGAATACCCGAGTGCAGGAGCTAATGGAGTGCGAGGATTGTCTGCACTATGACGAGTTGGAGAAGTGCCCAGACTATGAGTACACACCATGCGAAGAATGTCTGGCGGATTGCTACTGTAAGGACTGCTATGGGGGGAGTAAGTGGGAATGGAAAGGGGCGGATCTGGATGCCTGAGCTGATCCCATGGGAGCCGGGGAAGATCGGACCCCGGATCCGGTTGGTGCGGGAGGCTCGCGGGCTCCGGATGGCCGATCTGGAAGCCTGGGTGGGGCTGTCCGCCGGAAACCTGTACCAGATCGAGCGGGGGGTGCATGACCCCCGGGTGGACACCCTGTTCCTGATCGCCCAGGCCCTGGAGGTGGGCGCGGACGAGCTGCTGGGGCTCGGAGCCAGGATAGGAGGATTGACGTGAGCTGGAAATCATATACGCACGTCACCATGTTTGACCGGCCATATCCGCCCGAAAAGCAGGCCGAGGGACTGGCGATCTCTCAGGCCATCGTCGGCGGGCATTGTGAGACCTGCGGATTTTTGTCGCAGTGCTCCACCCAAAAGGATTTTAGGTTCCCAGTGTTTGCCTGGTGTATGCGGCGGAAGGCGGAGATTATGGCTAGGATGGAGATGGACGCCGATGGATAATCTGCTGACGGATAAAGATCTGGACACCATCGCCCGGGCCCACCACCGCTGCGGTGAGATGGAGATCGAGCGGACGCTGGGGGCGCTGCGGGTGCGGGTGAGCACCTGCCCCGCCTCCCGGGCCTGGTCCGTGCCCTACCTGATCCGGCTGGAGCGGTGGCGGCCGGGGATGTACAGTACACAATATTTTGACAGCGCGGAGGCGCTGAGAGAGGAGTAGGAACGTGGCGCGATTGACCTATCAGGACGCTGACGGCAGCTGGGGGCTGCACGGCGTGAGCTGGGACCAGCTGGCTGCATTGCCGCCTAGGGTGTATGGTGCGTTGGTCAAACTGCGGGACCTGGAGGCCCGCATAGAGACGGAGACCGGGGATGCCCCGGCAGAGATAGAGGGAGGAGGCGAGACATCATGGATCCAGCAGAGATTTGTGCGAGTGATCTAACGCAGCAGGTGATGGTGATCCAGCTGCCACGAGGAGACCGGGCCGAGTCGGATCTGTCGGCGTACCGGGACTATGTGGTGGAGTCGCTGGCCCAGGGCGTGCTGGTCCTGGGCTCCGGAACCACCTGGGCGGTGGAGACCGTCCCAAGCCTGGGCGGGGTTCAGATCCAGCGGGATGCTGGAGTCCTCCGGGCCCACAGCGTCCCGGAGCCCAAGGCAGATCCAAAGCCGGACCGGCCGAACCCGTGGAGGGAAAAGAAGGAGACCCTGGAGCGGCTCCAGCAGTACCGTCAGGCGGGCGGCCTGGGCTGTCTGGAGGCGGTGGCCAGCCGGTGCGGCGGAGATCTCACGGCGGACAAGCTCCGGGGTGCCCTCACCGGAGCGGAAAAACTGCCCATTGAGCAGTGGCGCCTCATCCGCCGGGCCCTGGACCAGCTGGAGGAGGGTACGGATGAGTAAAATCCTGCGGAAGATCCAGAGCGGCCGCTTGGTGTGTGCGGTCGTCTACACCGCACCCGCAGCAGGGGATAGCAGCAGACAGCGCGCGCAGAAACGGCATGCCAGTACAGCAGCCCGAGAACGGCTGAATGCCAGGACCTCGTTCCAGAAATTGGAGAGGACTCTGGCGGCGAATTTTGACGATGGAGACCTGTTTCTCACCCTCACCTATGATGACAAACATCTGCCGGACGGCCGTGATGCGGCGGTCCGGCGGATCCGGTCATTTCTGAGCCGGTTGCGCAAAGCAAGAAAAGAGCGGGGACATTTGCTCCACTACATCTATGTGACGGAGGGGTGCAATCCGGGAGGGCGCCTCCACCACCATGTGGTGCTCAACGCCACAGGGGATGACCTGGAGGAGATCCGGCGGCTGTGGATCTATGGGGACAACCTGGAACTGCGGCGGCTGACCTTCCACCGGGATTACACATACGAGGACCTGGCCAGCTATCTCACCAAGGAGCCCAGAGAGTGGGGCCACCCGCAGGTGGGAGAGCGGACCTGGACGCCCTCTCTGGGGCTGGCCCATCCGGAGCCAGAGACTGAGACGGTGCCGGACTGTGTGACCCTGTCCGCCCCGCCGGAGGCGGACATCCTCTCCCGGGAGGGTCCTGTGGTCAATGGTTATGGGGAGTTTGCCTGGATCAAGTATCTCCTGCCCAGGGATCCGGCCCGGAAACGGCGGCGCAACAGACGAAAGCGAAAAAAAGAATAGCTTTTCTATTCTTTTCAGTCTCGGGGGTAAGTATATTCTCTTTAAATTTTAGAGGAAAGAGGCGAAAAAGATTTGCAATCGAACGTGTGTTGTGGTAAACTAAGCATGAAGGACGGATGGGTGATCTGCCCAGTCTGCCGGAAGGGGAAGCTGCTGAAGCTCCTGCCGGACACAGCCGTCCGAAACCTGCCCGTGAAGTGCAAGCGCTGCGGACAGGAGACCGTTGTGAATATCGATGCGCCTGAGCCAGAGTCCACAGAGACCAGCGCCTGAGCCAATGACGACCCGATCAGTCGGGTGTCGTGGCTTGGGCGCTTTTTGTTTTGCCCGGAGGTGATAGCCCGTGGCCATGAAGCCGCTCAGGCCCTGCCGGCACCCAGGCTGCTCAGCCTTGACCCGGGAGGGCTATTGTCCCAAGCACAAGCCAGCCAGGGCCCCGCGCCGGGCCTCGGCGGAATATCACAGCTGGTACAGCCTGCCCATCTGGACGGAGGACCTGCGACCGGCACAGCTGCTGCGGGAGCCGTTCTGCCGCGCCTGCGCCGCCCAGTATCCGCCCGGAGATCCCAGGCACCGCACCAGGGCCACGGTGGTGGACCACATCGAGCCTCACCGGGGCAGCTGGGCCAGGTTCATCGACCCGGCCAACCACCAGAGCCTGTGCAAGCGCCATCACGACCAGAAAACGGCCCGGGAACAGGCTGCGGAACGGCGGAAAAAAGGCCGCTGATTTGGGCGGCCAACACTCGGAAATGCTGGGACGCTTGGGCGCGGGTGCCTGGACGTGGGCGTCCGTGGGCGCACCCGGGGAGGCCGAAGGCCTCGAACCCTCTCCCCGGGGTAAGAAAGTTTTGACGGAAGGGGTCCAAGACCGTATGCAGCTAGAGGGAGGGGACTTTCTCCCCACGGGAAGGGGAAGGGCCCGGGGCGGACGAATGGAGGAGCAGGAACATGGGAAGGAGGAGATGGAGATGCCGGGACCCAGGCAGAAATTGAGCGTGCTGGAGGCCAACGGCCGCAAGCACCTGAGCAAGGCGGAGAAGGCCGAGCGGGCGGCCCGGGAGGTGGAGCTGCCCAAGCCGGCCAAGATGAAAGTGCCCCGGTGGCTTCCGGAGCATCTGAAAGCCGACTTCCGGGCGCTGGCCAAGGAGCTGCTGGCGGCCGACATGGGAGCGGCCCAGCTGGACCGGGACACGGTGGGCCGCTATCTGGTGGCTCAGCACCAATTCACAGCGGCCTGCCGCATGGTGCAGGACGCCCTGGACCAGGAGGACCCGGATCTGGTGAACAAGTGGACGAAGGCACAGAAGTCCTATTTTGAGCAGGCCAGGGCCTGTGCCAACGACCTGGGGCTCACCATCACCAGCCGGTGCCGCCTGGTGGTGCCGGAGACGAAGAAACAGGAGGAGAACCCCTTCCTCCAGCTGATGGAGGCGAGACGGCGTGCCTGAGCTGCTGACCCTGGCCCCGGGTGTGGAGGTGGTCCGGCCGGACGACAGGACCCGGCTGCGGTACAGCGGGGACGAGGTGGAGCTGGTGCGGAACTTCTTTTCCCTGCTGGTGTTCGGGCAGAACGAGTGGGCGGGACAGCCCTTTGTCCTGTCTGCATGGGAGGAGGAGGCCATCCGGCAGTTCTACGGGGTCCAGGCCCAGGACGAGGACGGGACCTGGAGCCGGTACCGGCGGTATCTCTATGAGGAGATCCCCAAGAAGAACGGCAAGAGCGAGTTCGCCGCCGGGCTGGGCCTCTACCACCTGATCGCGGACGGGGAGGCCCGGCCCCAGGTGGGCATCTTCGCCGCCGACAAGACCAACGCGGACATCATCTATCAGTGCGCCAAGTACATGGTGGAGCACACCGCCCTGGGCCAGCCGGAGCACGACCCCCTGGTGTGGTGCCGGGACAGCGTGCGGGAGATCCGAAGCCGGGACGGCGGCGTGATGAAGGTCTATTCCAGCGACGCCTCCACCAAGCACGGCTTCTCCTTCTCCGCCATCATCATCGACGAGCTCCACGCCCAGCCCAACCGGCGGCTGTGGGACGTACTCACCGCCGGTTCGGACGCCGCCCGGCGGCAGCAGGCGGTGATCGTGCTGACCACGGCCGGGGACGACCCGGACCGGCGGAGCATCGGCTGGGAGATCCACGAGAAATGCCGGAGGCTGCTGGCCTGGCGGCGGGGGGAGCCGGAGCGGGAGCTGGACAGCGACCTGCCCGAGTGGTGCCCCATCATGTTCGGCGTCGGGATCCTCACCGGGGATGACCCGGACAAGATCGACGCGCTGGACATCTATGACGAAAAACTGTGGTTCGCCTGCAACCCCGGCCTGGGGCACAACCTGCGCCTGAGCGATTTCCGGCGGGAGGCCCGGGCGGCCCGGCAGAGCGAGGCGGCGGAGCGGCTGTTCCGTTGGCTGCGGCTGAACCAGTGGATCGCGGTGAAATCGGTGGGCTGGGTGCCGGTGACCATCTACGACAAGACCCAGTTCAACCGGCCGGAGTGGGCCGGGATGAACGTGCTGGCCCGAAGGCGGGCGGTGCGGGAGTATCTGAGAGGAAAGCGGTGCTTCGGCGGGCTGGACCTGTCCAAGAGCACCGATCTGACGGCCCTGGTGCTGCTCTTCCCGCCCCAGGAGGGACTGGAGACCTGGGTGGCCCTGTTCTGGGGGTGGGTCCCCCTGGACGATCTGGAGGCCCGGGAGACCCGGGACGGGGTCCCTTATGGGGACTGGATCCGGGCGGATTTCCTCCAGGGCTGCGAGGGGGACATCATCGACTACGACGCGGTGGAGCAGACCATCTGGCAGGCGGCGGAGGAGTTCGATTTGGTCTGTCTGGGGCTGGACCCGGCCATGAGCTGGACGCTGTCCCAGCGGCTGATGCAGAGCACCGCGGAGCACGGGGCCATCGAGGTCATTGAGATCCGCCAGAACATGATGGGCATGAGTCCGGCCACCAAGCAGCTGGAGGTGCTGCTGCGCAAGGGGGAGATGCTCCACGAGCACAACACCTGTGCCCGGTGGAACTTCGGAAACGTGCGCTGCTATGCGGATATCAACGAGAACATCCGGCCCCACAAGCAGCGGAGCATCGGACGCATCGACACTACGGTGGCGTGGATCATCTGTGTGGCCGTGGCGCTGGTGAGGCAGGGAGCGAGCGATATCAACGAGCACATTTTATCCGAGGATTGGGGAATTTGATATGAAAATGCTGAGACGGTTGGGCCATGGGCTGGCCCTGTATCTGGACGATCTGCTGCTCCTG